ATGAAAAATGGTGAACTGGAAAAGTTATTGACACCACCTGAAATAATTAGTGATCAACATAAAGATAATATTATAAAGTTAAATGAATATAACAATAAGTTAAAAATTTATCTAGTTGAAAACTATTTTAAAAAACCTGATATTTTATTGATTTATTTAAAGAAAATTGGGGCTGAAAAAATAATTAGCATTAGTGAGAATATTGAACTATTGCACAGAATATTCAGTAATATAGTTTTTTTTGATTATTTTAAGGAGAGTGAGCTTTGTGTGGCTGATCTAATTAAGATATTAACTATTTGTAATAATTCATCTGAATACTTTATTAATAGAATTAAGAATGAAGAAGAAATTATTAATAAAAAAATAAAAAAGCTAGAAGTCGTTTTTAAAAGTTTTATAGATAATGCAGAAGAACTTTATGATTTTGAGTTTTGGTTTAATGATAGAGCAATAAAAAATTTAGGAGAGATATTAAATATTATTGCACCTAATGATTTTGATAAAGAAGAGGAATTACTCAACTTGGAAATAGGCGACAAAATAAAATCCCTTGTAGTTTTTGAGAAAATTTTTGAAAATTACTATCAAGATGTAAAAAATATGTATGAAAGTAAAAGAGAATTAAATCCAAAAGAAAAAAACATAAATATTAATTATTTTGTTAGGGAGTTAAGGAATATTTTTGAATCTGGAAATAAAATAGAAATTCCCAATGAAATTATTTGCGAGCTGGTTTCTCTAATATTCGATAAACAGATGGATGATACTCAATTGAATAATATCCTTAAAAATTCTAATAAAAATATTTCAAATACTAGCTATACATTACAGTTTACAACGAAAGAAAATAATATTGAAGAAAGGGAATATATAAAAACCAAAAATTGCTTATAGTTTTTCTTGCACTATGTCAAGGTTATCTAGGCCTGTTTTTTTTGTGGGTTTAAGAGCATTACTCTTTTTTTGATTATTTATAAAAATGCATGTATCTACTTTTTACATGAGAATTGAAATGCTAAAGACAAAAAAAGAAGTCTGCGAATTATTGAGTCTTACACGTGATGGTCTGACAAAGTTACAACAGAAAGATCCATCATTTCCTCGACCTATAAAATTTTCAAAAGAACGTCAAGCTCATGCATATTTTGATATTAAAGAGCTACAGGAGTGGCTTGAGTTAAAAAAATCTGAAAGAGAGGAATATTAAAATGAGTAATATTCTTTTATCTGAATTATCTAAAGACCAATTGATTGAAAAATTTGAAGAATATCCAATTTATGCCTTTCCAAAAATAATTGCTAATGCGATTCAAAAATCTGCTTTTTATCATCATGTTCCTGTTGCAGTCGCAGCTCAAACATATTTAGCTCAAATGTCATTTATCGCACAAAAATTTATTAATGCGCCAAGCGATAAAAAAGAAAGTGGACAGCCGGCAAGTCTAGCTGTATTGACAGTTTTTGCTTCAGGTGAAGGAAAAGATGTATGTAAAGATGACGCTGCAAAAATTGCAATCGAAGTCGATAATACGAATATGCAAAATTATAATGAAGAAATAATCGCATGGAAAATAGCACATCAAAAAAACAAAGGTGAACGTCCGATTAGTCCTCAATCAATTTTTGTAAGAGCAACCACGCAAGGTGTATTAAAGCATATGAGTATTAGCCCTTCTTCGAGTTTTATTTGGAGCACGGGCGAAGGCGGTTATTTGTTTGGCGGTTATTCTTTGCAAAGTGATACGAAATCAGATGCTTTAAGCACATTAACAGATTTAGTTGATCGAGGATCAGTAACTACAAATTTAGGGGGTGATGATAGTACTCTTGTTATGAATAAACGCTTTTGTTTGGATATAGCGGTTCAAGACGTCGTTGCACGACCATCTCTTGAAAATGAAATGTGTAAAAAACAAGGTTTTTTTGCAAGATTTTTATTTGCTGCACCTGAATCATTGCCTTTTAAGGAAATCACAAAAAATAATCGTAAATTAAAGTCTTATGATGATAATGATATAAATATGTATTGGAGCTTATGTCGGGAACTGCTTGACCCAATAAATTTAGCTATTGATACAGCTAAAAGACAAGTTATTATGAAAAATGACGAAGCTGATGATATTCATATTGAATATGAAAATTATATTAATTTTGAATCTCAAAAAGATGGTTTATATTATTCTATTCAAGCAAATGCAAAACGAACAAAACAATATGTTTTAAGAGTTGCGGCTATTCTTTCTTTTTTTGAATCTAAAAATATAATTGATGCCAAAATCATGAGAAATGCTATTGATATATGTAAGTATTCTCTAAATCAATGGCTAATATATTATAATAAGGGTGAAAAAACAGATAGTGAGATACTATTCTCTTGGATTAAAGAGCAATATAAACGTGGAAATAAAGTAATTTTAAAATCTAGCATTAATCAAAATGTTAGGAAAGTAAAAACTGCTCAATTAAGAGATGCAGCCCTAAAATACTTAATCGAAGCTGATTATATCAATATTGAAGAAATCGGAAAAAAAGAATATATCTCATTGACTAATAAAGCTCTTGAGAACATCTAAATTGCCTAAAACAACTAAAATATATACATGGTAAGGCTTTGACCGTAGATTGTAATATCTAATGAAGTCTAAATTGTCTAATGCTCAATTTGAGCTTAGACAATTTAGATCATATTAGACCATAGAATTCAGAATGTAAAACTAGAGTAGATATAGCGCCAATAAGATTTTAGACAAATAGATCACGTCGCTCTAAGATGCTAAATCATTTTCATCTTTCAACATATCAAGAATAAATAATTTTAATTGAGATACCTTAACTTTGTCAGAAGTCAAAGTATTTAAATTATCGATGACATCAAATTGCTCAGTATCAAAATTAAAATGTTGATTATTTATTAATGCATCCAAATAATCTGCCCAAATTTGCATCATTTTAGTTCTTTGTTTCAAATAAAGAGCTTTATTATAAACGCCTTCAACTCCACCAACAGCATGAGCTAAGGCAGTCTCAACATATTCTTTTCTAAAGCCTTTTTCTCTCAGAGTAGTACTTAAAATATGCCGAAACCCATGCGGAGTCTGGCGTCCTTGATAACCTAATGACTTTAAGGCTTTATTAAATGTATTATTGGAAATGGGTTGTTTCTTGGTACTTCTGCTAGGAAACAAGAATAAAGAATCACTAGTGATTATTTTTAGCTCGTTAAGAAGTGATAAGGCTTGCAGTGGTAAAGGGATAATATGCTCTTTTCTTTTTTTCATTCTATGTGCGGGGATAGACCATAGATTTTCCTGAAAATCAAATTCTTCCCATACAGCTTGCCTCATTTCTGATGGACGGGTACCTAACATAACACTCAATTCTAATCCAATAGCCGTCATTCGATTTGGATATGCTCTTATTTTTTTCAATAATTCTGGCATCTCTTTTTCTGAAACATGTGGCATATTTTGCTTTTCATGTTTGTCCAAAAATTTTGTAATACCAGTGACTGGATTGTAATCTATACGACCTGTAACTTCTGCAAAATCATAAATCTCTCTGCATAATGTACATAGCCTTTTACCCATTTCAACAATAGGTTTTTTTGTTTTAGGGTGTAATTTTTTTTGAATCGCTTGAAATAACTCTAACCATGCCTTTTTTGTTATTTTTCTATAATCCAGTTTTCCCATGATTGGATAAATATGGTTTTTTAATGCGCCTTCATTTCTAACTCTAGTTGCCTCTGTCCATGTTTTAGTTAAACAAAATTCTATAGCTAATTGTTCAAATGTGAATGAGTTGCTTAATAAACCGGCTTGCTTTTTATTTTCTCTATCAATTTTTGGATCTATCCCCTCTGAAATTAATTTTCTCATTTCTTCAGCATTTTTTCTTGCAAGTCTTCCCCCGACTGACGGATATCCTCCCAAACCCAACCATGTCCATTTACCATCGCTTGGTCTTTTATATCTTAATTCCCAGCGTTTGTTTCCTTTACTATGAACAGTGAAATATAGATTATTGCTATCTCTAACACGATACTCTTTTTCTTCAGGTTCTAAACTTGCAAGAGTAGTATCAGATAAAGGATATTTTTTTATATCGACTCTTTTCATAGTTAAAGCCTTGTATGGTGATTTCATTACAACTCAAAATATACACGGCACCATACAAACAATACAAGACTATACATATTCGTGGCTATTTATGTATATGCATAAAAAAAGCCTTAAACACTGATGTTTAAGGCTTTTTTAGTCATATTTAGTTATGTAACTTCATATAAATTTAAGAATTTGGTGGAGGTGGCGGGAGTTGAACCCGATCTGATAAAACGCTATTTAATTCTATTCTAAAATAATTATTCTTATTCAATAACTTAATCAACTTCTATTTTATAGCATATCACTATCTAGCAAATCGATGTGGCAAAAAATGTGGCATTTCCTAAATGCTCTCCAGATAAAGCTTACACAATGTAAATCTTAAATTTCGGTTATTATTCTTAAAATTTCAAGCCAAGAAAAAATTGATAATGTCTACTAATCGTCTCACCCAAATTGAATTATTAAAACTGAATGTTTCCTTAATCGAAAAAACAAACTTTATGCTATTAACTGCTACCACTGCATCCATAGCTTACGTACTAACCCAATTAAAAGGTTTAATTTGGACAAACTTAATTTATCTTCCAATGGTGTCTCTACTTCTATTAGCTTTGAGCTTTCTATTTGGCTGTAACGCTCTCAATAACATGGCAAAAGCTTTAAAAACCAATAGTATTGCACTGAAAGCAAATCAAGCACACGACATTGTAGCTATAATAATTAGTGAAGTTGAAAGGTTAATTAAAAGGGCTCACTTATTCGACATATTACAGCAACTGACTTTTTGTCTTGGGGCACTAATCTATGCAATTTACGTTTTTTTAAATATATATTTAAAAACAAAATTATAGGAACTTAGAATGGCCTACATCACCAAAGATGGCAAATGGCTTGCCTACCGAGATGCAACACAAGAAATATTGGAATACGATGATTTTTCAGATGTCCAGCAAGTGTATCAACCTGAATGGTTTTGGGTTGATAGTAAGGATGATGCCAAAGTATTTCATGCGGAAAGTATTGCGAGATCATTTCTAATTCGACGACGCGGGGAGTTTTGGAAAGGTGCTAAAGTAGTTAAAAAATAAAGTCAAAATGTGAGGGTTTATTACTCATAAACCCAAATATAATTCATCTTACTTTTCAAATTAATATAATTAGAAATCTCTGTAATATGGTATGAGAAATTCAATCGACTCTCTCATATTCTGTTCATAAGTCTTAGCATCATCCCATCTTTTAAGTACGTCATTTAGTCTATTTTTCATATTGTTAGTTCTTGATTTTTCAACAATCAAACCCAAAATTGTCCCTATGGCATTTTTATACTCTTCTGGATCATACATTTCGTAATTATAAATCCGCTGTATGTCATCATCATTTACATCCAGATCAATATCTAAATCAATTTTTCGGCTATTGATAGGATCAATCATATAACTTCCCACTTTATCTTCACCTAGATAATTAGAAGCCATCGATAGAACTATTCTAAAAGCACCAAAATATTCAATATATCCATACACGCGCCTAGATGCAGAACATGCTTTTATATGTACACAATGAAAAGGAATGTCTTCTCTATTTTTAATAAAATCTTTATTCTTCGAATAAAAATATCCGAAACATGCTTCTTTATTTTCTAATAAGTAACCCGTAGCTAAATCACACTGCTTTAGGTCAATGCCTATAGTAAAAGCCATTGCTAATGCTGTCTTAACTAAAGACTTACCACTTTCAATACCTCCAAAGCTAATCTCATTTACTATGAGCTGATCAATTGGCGAACTTGAATGCTTTATATTTTTAAGCATTAGGTCTTGCGCACTACTACTTAAGTTATTTTCTTTAATAACTTTCTTTATTAAATCTTTAGCAACTTTTAAATTTGGTGCTTCAATTTTGACATTAAAACTTCCATCTTTATTTTTTATAACATTATCCATTGGACGTATCAAAATAAAGTCACCATTAGGTTGTCTAAGATACTCTTTTCCATCCAAGGTTTTTACCAAATAATTAGGAAGCTTTTTTTCTCTTTTGATGTTTAAAGAGGTCGAAAAAAAAGATAATTGATCAGATAAAATAGAATCCCACTGATGACCAGACTTGTTGTTACACGTAATACATATAAAGTCTTTGACTTTTAGTCTACCACCAATGGCTTGGGGTATAACATGTTCATCTGTCTGATTATTTTCATTTATTGGCTTTATACATAGTGTGCATTTATTCATATTTTCAGAAAATTCTAATCATTAAATTCAATAATTAACATTTAAATTAATTAACAATTTATGTCAATTAAACGCATATATTTTATTTTAAAATTTTAAACTTGCTTCTTCTAAGCATTATTCCAAACTAAACAATTGTGAAAATTCAGTTAGTCAATTTAATCTATTGACTTTTAATAGTATTTTTTGTTAATAAGAATAGAGCGCAACTTACTATCTAAATGAAAATGAATGATCAAGTCCAACTTCCAAAAGAATTAATACAAATGAATCTCTATATTGAGAATATGAAACTTGAGAGTGACCGAGGGGCCGTTTTAAGTATTGCAGCTGCATTAGAGGATCGCCTAAAAGAAATTATCTTACACTTTCTTAAGAATGTAACAAGTTCCGAGGCATTATTTGAAAGTTATAACGCCCCTATAGGTACGTTCTCGTCAAAAATTTTATTTGCTCATGCCTTGGGTCTTATAAGTGATAATGAATACAAGGAACTTGAAACTCTTAGAAAAATGAGAAATGAGTTCGCTCATACTTGGGAAAATATTACTTTAGAGTCTACAAAAATTAAAGGAAAGCTAAAAAATTTACCTGTCTTAGGCCTCAGCCCAGAAGAACGAAAAAACCCCCGTGCTTGCTTTAATAATTGGTCAGCCGTATTTTTAGCTCGATTGCTATATAGAAATGAAGTTTCCAAAAAACATCGACTACAAGATCTCGAGTTCGATAATCTAGCAAAAGTTATTGACAATTATCCCGAATTATTATGAGTTTTTTATTAGCCCTCACTTGAGGGCTTTTCCTATCTTAATCCAAGCATCATTTTGTAATGCACATTCATTATGCTTTGCTACTGTATCCACGCCCCAAATCATCCAATCCTTACCAGTATTACCATGAATTTCATTGAGCTGTGGACAAGGTTGCATTAAATTAGCTGGTATTTCGACTTTTGATAAGCGAGTTGATGGACTGCATGCCGTCATCATCTGAGCAAACATTACGATAAACATCCCGCTCAACAATTTTATCGACAAACTTTGTGACGGTTTCAACTTTAACTTTGTATTTGGCTTTTTCAGTTTCATAATCTGAACTCAATTGATTGATCGTTGATTGCTGCTTGGCCAGTTCTTTCTGATATTGCTCGGCTGCTATATCCGCTTGGTCTTTATAATCCGCATGAATATCTGCTTTTTGCTGATTGCACTTCAGTTCAGCATTTTCAAATTGGGTTTTATAATGGCCTACACGTAACGTCTGCACGGCAAGTCCAAGCAATGCCAACAATAAAAAAGCCGCCAAAGTAAAAATGACGGCTTCATAAAATTTTGCTAAAAAGGTTTGCATCTACTGTACTCCTATACATTTCGAATGACGCTCAACCTGACGACTCCAAACGCCATAACAGTTGTTAGATCGAACCGAACAATCACGTTTGGCCACGTACTTCCACTTCAGTAATGAATCACAGGCCTGCTTATACTTCCCTGCTTTCAAATTGCGAAGCATGGACGATTGATTCCAATTGGCTTGGCCAAAGTTATAGGTAAAATCGAGATATACGTCATACTCAACTTGAGACAGCTTCACGCCCTGGAGTGACTTGCGAAATGGAATTTCATCTTTGGCCACATGTGCTTTTGCCCACTCTTTTGCTGTTTTTCGTGTGATGGGTGGATCGGTCATTTTGATCACTTGGCCATTGGGTTTTACCGTTGAACCAATACCTTGAGTCACAACACCACCAGTATCTTTATAAGGCTTTGCCGAATAGCCTTCGTGTATTTCTAAAGACGTAAAAAAAGCAGCCGAAGCTGCTAATCCCATTGCCCAGTATTTCGTTTTATTCGACATTGCATTCACCCTTCGCTTTGCTCAGCGCAATTTGATGTAGTTGCTCGGCTCGCTTATTTTCTTGGCGCTTGTAGTACCAGTTAATCAAGAAGCTCATAAAGCTCACTAGAAGACCTGCAATTGCCACCAACAAGCCAATCGCTGTGATTGGGTCTAAACCGAGTAACTTTCCCGACAAGCCAGCAATTGAGCCCCCTACTGCTGTTTTGGTTGAAATTGATGTAACTGCAGCACTCGCTTCAGCAATTGCTTGCCCTGTTGTTTCAGACATTTCGCCCCCTAATTTTTGGCAATAAAAAAGCACCCGAGGGTGCATGCATTATTGCTTAACTCGTTAAACTCTTTGTGTTGCTGTAATTGATGCGAGTTTTAGAATATCCCCATCACTAAGAGTACCTTTATAAATTGCAACGCGGGACATAGGCAATTTAAAACCTATAGCTTGTTCCCCATATCCAACTGTAAAAGTGTCCATTGTTGCTGAATTCATTGCGGCTGTGCTTTGTGTCTGCACTAGAACTCCATTTATAAAAATATGAAGCGTAGTAGAGCTCCATCTGATTGCTAAATGAGCTTTCTGTCTTACGTTACTGAATCTATATGTGGTAGTTCTAAACGCAACCCCATTATGCCCAACAAGAAGATACCGTCCTGCATGATCTGCATAAGGAGCAGATACAGATCCATCATTGAAGCCGAGTGAGAAACCTTGCGAGTCATTTCCAAGCTTAAAAAATTCACCGTATGTTAAAACAGAGGAATCGGGTATATCCAACCACATCGCCACGGTTAAGACTCCCCCTAGTGTGGCTGTACCAGTTCTCTTACCAATCCAAGTTTCTGTGCTGTTAGTGTGTAGTGTTGCAGAGCTTGAATTTTTAGTTGATTCAATTGAGTCTTGATTGCGCAAGACATTCACACTTGCTGTGAGATGTCTGTTATTTCCAGAACTATCCTGAAAATTTCCACTTAATTCATTGAGTTTATAAAAAGCCCAAGGTGCTATAGATAAAGATAACTCCGGATCAAAGTCTCTTTTTAAACTAACAGTCATTAACTGTGAAAATCTTTTAACAGTACCCTTAACAGATGCAATCATTACATAAGTCGGATTGCTTGGAGGGTTTTCAAGTACATAGTTTAGACTGGTTATTCCGCTTGCCCATACTGCTGGCAATGTAGACGAAGTAAATGCTGTTGAGCTGGCATAAATCTCAAAAGACTCATAGCCAACTTCGCACGTCCAATTAAGAGTAATTCTAGACATTATCAAACTCCGCTGTTAGCTGTTCTGGTCTATAAAGGTCAGCGTATTCAGCTGTAATGTTTTTAGGTTTTGAGAGATAATTTGTATTTAAAATATCAATTTCAAATGCTTGCATACTCACATAAGCATCTCTTTTAGAAAAAAGCTTCAGCTTGAAACGCTCTGTCGTCACACTTGAATAATCAACAATACAACTATTCACTGCCCCGAGATTTTCAGTTGAAATGAGTTGGTCGTTGGCATCAAAGACTTGAACAACATATACAGCGCCACTTTCAACTGTGACTCCTCCCTCATACCAGCCAAGAATGCTACCACCTGTTTGTTGTACCCGGTTCCGATCCACCCACGTTAAGACTAGATCTGTCTCAATTTCGGTTGGCCAGTACACATCGTTGATTTTTACATTTGCAGGTGGATACGGTCGAATTGCACGGGCCTGTATCTCAACTTGCTGTGCATCTACATCATCAAGACTTAGAATTCCACTTGGTGTGGTCGTCAGTGCTTTTACATTGATGATCTCACCAGTGACATATTCAGTCGGATCTACCGTAATAAAATCATCCGCAAAATACAGCACACTGCCAGCCAAGTGATTTTGAGGAATCGTATCGAGTGCACCACGTTTCACTGTGAGCAAGCCTGTTTCTTCATCATAAGATTGATACACCATGATCTCGTGATTCACCGTGATCTGCGTACCGAGACTGACCATATCAATCTCACCTGCATTTTTTACGATGAAAGTGGTGTTGATCTGAGAAATATTTTGATCAAGCTCAGCCGTTTCACTATATGTAATTGCGCCTGCCCGCTCATAATCATTGCCAATATCCGTATACATCAAAGCATTCAATGAATTACCTTGTGGCCGCTGGGCAATCACCGCCGCATAACCCACATCTGGGTTATAAGCCAGAGCCTCGTCCACAGCTTTTTGCCCATTCAATTGCACTGCTTCCAGATACGACAGCTCAAAGGCTTTAAACAAAGTGGGCTGTGGTGGTTTGGGTGATGTATCTACAGGTGTATCAATCACAATGCTTGAAGAAAGATCACTTGAATACGGCACCACTTCAACAAAATCAATGGAGACATCTGTACCCATACCTAAGTTGATTTTCATGATCCGAACTAAAATTGTACCTTCCCATTTTCTTGGCCATTCCAATCTGAGTAGGTCGTAACGATTCCATTTGCGTGCCTCGTAGAAACCTGTGGTAAGGGTGCCTTGCCACACTGGAGTGGAGACTTGTTTCAACTTCCACTGCGCCACCACCGCAGCATTACGCTGATGCATAAAATACGGAAACTTTACATCCTCAGCATTTTCATGACCTTTCAGGTTTCGAATGGCCGCATTTTCTGCAATTGAAAATGAAGAGTCTTTAATTGCACTTTGGTTGTAATAACTGACATTCAGCTTATTGATTAATTCATCTGCAGACGTTGCACCTTCTAGATTCATACTCTTGATTTTATTCACCGGCAAAGTATGAATCTCATCATCGCCAAACCAGTCATCACGAAATAAAACCATCTCATATAAACCGGTTTGACGGTTCATCCGCACACCTGCTTCTATATGTCCACAAAGCTCATTGATCGCTTCAAGACACGACTTCTCTGTCACCGACCAAGATACTCCCAATTTTTCTTTATGAAGCACGTCTGCAGCTTTCTTAAAGTTCACATCATTCACATCAGACTCGGGTTTATTCATTGCTGTATCATCTGTCAAAATTTCACGGATTTTATGAATCGGATTGATATAGCGATGTGCCGCACTTGTTGCACTGAAACGCATATACTGCTGATATCCTTTTGTTTCTCCTTTCGCCATGAGACCATCGACTGGGTCGCAAATACAGGTTACGGTTGCACCATTCTTGACTTGAAGTTTAATCCTCGCAAATCGTTCATGATCATCATACGGATCACTCGACACACCATGATTAAAGTAATAAGTTGCAGGCGGGTTACTAATTTGAATCATGTAGCGATTAAAGCTAGAACTCGCATATGCACCGCCTTTGCGTATCCAGTCATAACCTGCCACCTGTTCGCCTCCGATTACGGCACGTGACTCTGTAGACGCAGTTACACTCAGGTCAATTTCAAATACAGTGTCTGATGAAAAATTGGAGGACTGGATTACAAAGCCGGATGTCCCAAAACTGCCTGTCGGAACACTGGAATTTCCAAACGGACCGTCTTCTCCGACCATGTCCCAACTGAGTTGGTCAAAGTCATATTCGGGCGCATCAGCTTCAGGGGGTGGGAAAATCTCAGCCTTTTCGTCATACCATTGAGGTCGCCCATCATTACGAATATGTATACGTTGCGGCCAAAGCAACATCTCTTTCATATAACCTGAGTTGCCATGATAAAACGATTTATTGTAGTGGTGTCGTTTCGCAATAATTCCCGCAATTTCACCAACTACGCCACCCGCTGAAACCCCTTTGCCCAGTCCACGAAATAACAAATAAGACTGAAATGGATAGCCTGAAACTTTTGGAAAGTCAGCGCTATGAGTGGTATTAGGCAATTGATCTGCGGTGCCTGTATGAATATCAATAAACCCAGCAACACCACCCTCTTTATCCCCGTATAGATTTGGGCTTTCTACACGCAGAAAGGTTTCATCATTATCGGGTTTAAAAATCCAGCCGCGGTTATCAAAGTTAATCCCAATCAACTTTTCAATTGGATTACCAATAAAGGTGGTGAGTTTGGCGAAGTATCTTTGACCTATTGTTTGCTTACTGCTTCCGCCCATTTTTTACATACTCCACAACTTGCTGCGCCATGGCATCATTGGTTTGTTCAACAATTTCGATATCGATGCCGTTTTCAAGAAAGGTTGACCAGTCCCAACCTTGAGATAAAAAAAATGCCCGCGATCCGCGAGCACACATCCCTGATTTTCGTATATCTGACATGTAGATTTTCATTTGCCGCCTTTCTGTTTGATATCTGTCGTTGCGTGTCCCCAAATATGCGTAATGTTTCCGTACATGTGTGGGCTACCTGCAACGTCTGAGAAAGAAACGCCTTCATCAGCAATCGTTCCATCAAGCTGATTGGCGGTTTGCTGGTTTTTCTTTTGGGCTTTGCGCATGGCGTAATAGCTGTAAGCGGCTGTGACGACCATCAGCGCAAGCATGGCGTAAATCACCCAAGGTGCAATAACCATTCGACACCTCGCTTACTTAATCAATTGGGTAAAGATTGGATTGCTGTTGGGGATGAATTGATGCCCGGCATAACGAGCCCAATTGTTAAACTTTTCATCACACATTTTTTTAGATTGATCACAACCAGGTACAACAGGAAACACATCGCCCACCGCTAAACCGACATGCTGACGGTACAGCGTGAAGCTATTTGCGCTGCTCGTCGTGATTAGGGTATGTACACCACCTTTCAGCATCAAGCCCAAACTCAACCATTGGTCTGGATAAGTCTTGGTTTCCATGATCGGGTCTCCATTTTCAAAAGTAGGATTGCCCTGTTCATCTAAAACAGGATTTCCCTCTTCATCTAATACTGGGACCTGCTCAAACATTGGATTGCCGGCTGCATCCAAAACCTGAGTGGGAACCACATCAAAAGAAATCTTTAAGCCGTCAATCGCAGTCACTTCAACCTCAAATGACCAATCTTCAAACTTAAGTCCGCACCAACGGTCATAGATCGAGTTTGGGCAAGAGTACTGAAACTTACGTGTCAAAATATTACGATTTAGGTAAGATTCACCCGTTTCACACACCAAAGTTAATGTGTCAGCATCTTCATCATACTTTGGCTGCGTCACACGGCCTTTATGCAGGACCAGTGTTTCGCCCTGGTAAAGTTCAAGTATGGTAACCGTCACACCACCATAGAAGATCTTGCCTGCAAAGATGGCGGCCAAATCTTCACCCTCAGCATTGAATAAATGCATTTGTGGGAACGTTACTTCGGTATCGCATTTATCAATACTTTCATCTTCAATGGCTGTACGCTGTAGGCCACGGATCGGCAGATACTCGATCCCTGCATGAGAGATTGCTTTACGCTGATCCGTAAAATACCAAGCACGTGCACCATGCTTGAGTTGATATAACTCGGCTCTGTTTCTCATGATGATAGTTCCACAATGGGCACCGTAACTTGTGTAATCTGTGCACCTAAAAACTGAAATTCGATTTGATCTGCATCAAAACGGTGTAGACCCAAATAGCAAATGGTTTGGATGTCGTTGCGGTGTGCATTAATTGCAGGTGACACCGTTAAAGAGCCACCCGTTTTGGCCGTAATTTCATGCGCGGTCCACATTCCGTTTTTACGCTTTACCGCAATATGCTTGCGATCAGCTTCCATTAAGTACTGGGTATTGGTACTCAGTGAGCTGGTGATATTTGCCGTGTTTAAAATATTGAGATGCTTCTCATATAAAGGCATCCAAAAGGCTTTATAACGGCCCATGCGTCGAAATAAAAATCGGCGGTATTCGCTATATTGATCCCAACCCTTCAACACGGACTTAAACGGTTTTAGGTAGCGGGGTTTCTTCCAGTGCGTGAATTGTTGAAACCCACCCACATCAGCATCCACAATGTTTTGGTGCTGCATCAACGTCATTTCTAACGCGCTGCCATCCAAAAGTAACGGTTTAAAGTAAATATCCTCGCCTTGGTACTGCGCAGGTACATCACCACTATGCTCGGGTGAATCTTCTGCCAATACGCGAAACACCACGGATGAATTTGACCAAAACCCGCCAGTGCTGATCGATGCATCACCATCGATGATGCAGATCCGCAGCGGCATGATTGAAGCATTTGATACCGTTATATTTTCAGCTAATCGAAACCCGTCCTGATATTCAGTTTCTAAGGCTTGAAGAATCTCATCCGTTTCAGGATCTCGAATTTCTTCCTGAGTAATGATGTATCGGCCGACTGCAGTAATATCAACAACCTGAAAGCCCACTGTTGATTCAATTAAAGCAAAGCCGACTCTGAGGTCGGCTGAATGTGCTTTCGTGTCCATGATAATAAAATCACTGTCCACCATATCTGGAATCAATTGCCTGAACTGGGGCAATCGAATACCCCATAGATTACGCAAGTTGGCATAGAGCATATGGAAGATGTCGCCCATCGCTTTCTGCAAATTCACGTAATTGAAGCTGAGGACTTGTCTTGGTGCATCACGCTGGATGTAACGATCCTCACTACTGTCATAAGCCTCATGAACTTCGGTTCTAAACTCCAATCGCTCAGTTGAATTTAATAGAGGGTAATTTGTTAATACATGCACCTCACCATATTGGGTTTGTATTTTCATTTTGTCCTCAAATTGCAGGTATAAAAAAACCGACCTATTTAAAGTCGGTTTTTATTTCGCGTAACCATTACGTCGCATCCATCTTACATGTGCCTTGGTCCCATCTGGACTAAACAACCAGTCCGAGTAACTTTGGCGCTCATCTACAATCACGAAGTTCGGATTAAGATTTACATTCGGCTGTAGAGATGTCTGTTCTCGTCCAACATACTTCGGGCTTGCTGCTAATTTTGGAGCATCTTGAATCAATCCACCATCAGCAAACTTACCAGGTAAATTACCAGTAGCATTCATATAATCAAGATTACCCAATCCAAGCTTAGCAACTGCTTCAGCCTTCATCATGTACTCGCCATTGGATGCCCAAATCGGAATATCATCACTTGTGCCTGTACCTTTACCAGTAATATGCCCACCTGTCGCAAAGCCTTTCATCGTTACCGAAGAAATCGTTGCTAAAGCTGGAGCTAATGCAGCCATTACTGATGCAGCACCTGCAAACTTCTGCGGAAGTGTCATAGCACTAGGATCAGCAAATGCTTGCGCATAGGCTGTCCAAGCTGCAACCATAGAAGATGCAATTGAAAACGCCTGCTGGCCAGCAAGCATTATTCTATAAGCAGTAGATTGCTCGCCTGCACTATCCTTAACAGATTGTGTAAGCTGTGAAAATGTATTCTGGCCATTAGTCAGAAGACCTTGCCACATATCCATCTGCTGCTGATACTGATCTAATACAAGCTGTTTTGAACTCGCATTATAGTCAGCATCTAAAGCCCTCATTTTCTCTAAATGGGTCGCTTTGGCTAACTCCAAAAGCTCATATCGCTTTTGGGCCTCTTCTGGCGCATCATAGTCCTTGTTAATCTGATTTACATTGTTAGTGTAATCATCAAATTCACCAGACTTTGCCTGCTTGGAAGATACATTTAAGCCAGCTACTTGATACTGGTAAGAGTTTTTCCCGAACTTAGAGGCAACACCAGATAATGCAATTGCATCCTGTGCATTTGCCATTTGGCCCAATAAATCGTTTTTGGTGCTGTCGTACTTTTCCTTTTGTGCCTTTTGAAAATTATCAACATCCTTCTGGTATGCATCAGCCTGAAGTTTCAGATATTTATCAATAGCCGATTGATCACCCGCATATGCAAACTTAACATCTTTGATCTTTTGAGCATTATCATCTGCCATTTTCTGCTCTTCAGTTGCATAACGAGATGAAACATTAAGCTGCAATCGTGCCTGTTCATTCCGAATCCGGGTGGCCTCCTCATTCGTTTTTTTGACTATATCTAATTCAGCATTTGCTTCTTTTAAAGCGCCAGTTGAACCTTTATAACCTAAAACTGAAACATGAATATGCCCACCTGTGGCACGGCTAGATGGATTTTTATATTCATCCAAGACCTTAACAACAAAACCATATCGCTTTGCTAATGCTTCAAGCTGAGTTACTGCCTGTTCAGACTGTTTTGCATCTTCAATGGTGAAATCAAAGGCATTACCTGAGGCATGCTTGCTGTTTGTTCCTTTATGATATGTATCATTAAATGCAGTAAATCGAGATAAAGAACTGCCTAAAGTGTCCTGAGCCATCTGTGCAAAATTAGCTGTATAGGCACGAACATTACCACCAGCAAAAGATTCGGAACTTTTTATACGTAAGCCACTTAGTGCAGATGCACCCACCATTTTATTTAAATCAGCTTGTTCTTTCTTTAACTTAGCTTTACTTAAAGCCTGTTTCTCAGCAGCTTTAGCATTTTCTTCCGCTGCTTTGGTATCTATTGCAAGACCTCTTGCAGATTCATTTGCAGCAGTATTCACTGCATATATTGAATTGACTAATGCACTGGACGAAGTACTTGCTGCATCACTTGTAATACTTACTGCATCAATACGTTTACCATAATCCTCTAGGGTATCGCCAATATCATCAAACATCATATTAATTGTGGCAATTTTATCCCCTTTTAGAGCAGCAATCGCAGCAGCGGTACCGCCAATAATTTTACCTGCGATAGTAAAGGCAGCGGATACCCCTAAGGCCACTTTAGTTACAGCTTTCAATACTGAACCAATACCAGCTCCAACATCCTGCAACTGTAGTCCATTTTTTGATGTTCCAAATATGGCATTTGCGACATCCACCATGGCTGGCATAAAACCTGTAACTAACTGATTTTTCCAACCTTGAAATTGAATACTTACAGCCTGCGTTTGAGCATTTAACATTTGAGACTGTTTAATTGCTTCCTCAGTCTTAATAACCCCTGCGTCTTCTAAGGCTGAACCATATTCATCAAGTAATTTACCACCATCAGCAAAAAGCGGTAGTAAATTGCCTAAATCGCTTCCAAGGCTTTCAAATACAAAACGTTGCTCCTGTGATGTCGCGCCTAATTCATCCAATTTATCTTTAACTAGCTGAACCGCCTCAACACCATCTTTACCTTGAAGTGTTTTACCGAATGCTTTGATTTGATCATCCGTAAGCTTTGTATTATTTTTCAAAGCATCAAAAAAATCAGCAGCACCACCACCTTGGGAAGCACTAAATTCACCCAGTTTTTCTTGAACATCAGAAAAAATACCCCCCAGTTGGTCCTGTGAAATACCGAGCTGATCAGATGCATAACTCAAAATCTGAAAATTCGTAGTACTAATTTTGGCGCGGTTCGCTAGAATTGCCATTTGAGTGTCTGCTTTGGCTACCTCTATAGTCATTGCAGCAAGACCACCCATTGCAACTACTGAGCCACCGACTGCCATACCGGCTAAAGCTGCTGTAGTAGTAAGAACACCTCCCTCGAATACTCCCAATTTTCCTGTGATATCTGTAATAAATGTCCCAACCTGTGTACCACCAAGGGCTTGATTCATTTGTTCTTTAAAATTGGAGAAAGCCTTGCCCATTTTATCGGTAGATTCTTTGGCTTTACGTTCAGCTTTGTCCATTGGCTCGACAAATTGACCAATTTGAGCCACTAAATCTAGGGTTAAACGCCCCAATGAAGCTGTAGCCATACTTTTCTCCAGATAATAAAAAACCCCGTAAAACGGGGTTCTTTTTTAGTTCAATCAAGAATATTTTCTAATGCAATTCCTATAAGCTGCAATATAGGTATGTAATGCTTGATATTTAATATCACTCTCTAAGTGCTCAATTGGCAATGTATATATGAGCCTAGACAGAATCCTTTTAATTTCGTCTCGATATACTGGATCACTCCATTCATCCACCAATTCATTTTGTTCAGTCAGAGATTCTCCGTTATACCTATTTTTTAATAGCTTCATAACGTATTCAGCATGACCAGCACAACGTTCATCTAAAGTTCTTTCTTGTCCCGCAAGAACTAGATTTGATGTAAAAACCAATAAAAATAAAAAGTATTTCATTAAGCCCTCAAATTTTGTAATTTAGGACACAATAATCATATGTACATAAAAAAGCCACCCTATTCCCCACCATACATCGATGCAGCTTCTTCAAATCCAATATCTGGAGCATCATGATGTGGTAAAAAGTCATATTTATCTTCAACCCGAAAGCCTTCCACCTTAGCGTACATATACTTCAAATCAGCTAGGGCTTCATCAAGTCTTAAGCCGAAGTTAAAACTACCTCTGATTGTTCGGTATTGTCTCCAGAAGATAAACTCTCTGTGGCTAATGGTTCGTTTGGCTTCTGCAATTGTTCTTCCACCGATTCCGTTGAGGACGAGTTCTGCCCAGATTTCTTCTTGCTCGAATTCGTCGTCGGTGTGACCTTTCCCAAAAAATTCTTCTCTAGGATTTTTGCCCAAATCGCTTCAATAAATGGTTTGTTAAATTTCAAACGAATTTCATCTTCGGTAAATATTGCTTCGCCTTGTTCATCGACAATACAGTCAGCCAAAATACTAGCTAAAGATTCTTTATTATTACGATTCGCTTCCATTTGAGCAATTGCGGTCGAATAATCCATAATTTTGATGTACGTTTCAAAATTACACACTTTACCTTTTACAACAACTTCAACAGTAATCAATTCAGGTACATCAACCAAAATGCCTGACTTAATATCAGCAATACTTAATTTTTTATTCATGGTTTAATCCAAAAAAGTTAGCCCCTTTCGGGGCTAGGGTTTAAGCGGTTTCACGAATCCAAGCAACTTTGGTACTGCGCTGTACTGTACAAGTTGTTTTAACAACGGTATTCGCATCAAGATCCATTGGGAAAGAATCAACATAGCCTGTAAAAGTATTCCAACTGCGCCCTGGTGGCAGGGTTACTTCACCTGTCGCAGCATCAATGGATGGGACAATACTTTTTGCTTCACCTTTATTCTTTCCAGCCCAGCCAACAATAAACTTGAGTGCTTTACCAGAAGCTTCTAGGTCATATAATCGGCCATGTGATGGAACCTTGGGATCAGCATTTAAGTCAAATGTAGATTGACCCGTATCTTTTAGGCCACCTCCTTCCATATACTGCTTACTTTCCTCTTCATCTAAAGGTGTAATTTCAATACGCTCTTTAGAATCCGTACCCGGTTTAAAGTTTAATGCTCCATCTACTTTAAACAGCTCCCATTCACCTGGTGTTGTGATTGATTCAGCAACTCCCCAAATGTCTGTACCTTGTGTACGTCGTGCCATAATTTTCTCCATAAAAAAACCACCGCAAGGGTGGCTTTCGTTTAGTTAAGGTTCTTCTAACCATCGGCTGTCTATCCGAATACGGTATAAATTGGTTTCTTGCTCTAGCTCACAACCTGTAAAGCCTTCAACTGAGCAGTAATCTTCTATGACTTTTCGCACTAATTTTGCAATGGTGCGGGCAATTCCTTTTGTATTTGCATATATATCAATTTGCACATACAAAGAATCCATGTCAGATGCACCAGATAGGTATTGCTGCGTATCTGCGTTAATTATCTGCCAACACACATATGGTGTCCCTTCTGTATTGCTGGCATCAAACTCACCAACTCTTAAACCTACACCATCTGAAAGTAATGCTGATAATTCAGCATTCGCAGCACAAAGGTCATAAAGTGGGATAATAAACATTATTTAATATCCCCCATCAAACCTGCTTTCAACTTTTCAGCAAAAGCATCTGTGGCATTTTGAATGTTTGATTCTAATGCCGGGCGCATAAATGGCTGAGCTTTGTTTTTTGATGTACCAAACTCAACCAACCAAAAGTGTTTTGTGTCATTTTCTACAGGGGTGTAATGCGGATTTGACTCTCGTGGTTTGCCTTTACGTTGCACATTTTCATTACTACGCCAAAACTCACCACCGCCCTTTACACCAATACGCACTTTGGCAGAATTTTTATCACTAGTTTTACCTGCACGTACTACCAAATTTTTAGAAATATCAGCACTGGTTTTAGGGTCATCAATTTTTTTCGCATTGTCTTTAGCAGACTGTAAAACAGGCTTTGCAGCTGCTCGAAGTGCTTTTTTCACATGCTTTTTAGCCACATTTTTGGTCAATTCATCCATTTTTTTTAAGGCTTCTTTTAGACCTTCTATTTCGAATCCTGCCATACATATGCCCCCAACTCACAAGCCAAAGTGACATATTCACGCCCTGTTTTGTTATCACGTAAAGGCGCAATAATGCGGTAATAAAGCCCATCACATAACAAACGACAGAGCGACCAATCAGTATTTGGTTCAATATCGTCCTGACGAAGCACAATACGGGTTGCTATCACTTTTTGATCTTTTCGTGCAGCAATGAAATCACGGATTGATGCATCTGTTATGTGACCATAAATAGGAAAGATGGTGGTCCAAACAGTTTCACGGTCTCCACTGCCATCATTTTTTATAACAGATTGTTTTCTTTGAACTTCAATGAATTGGTTTAATTTTCCTGTCTGCATGTCTACTCCTCAAATATTCCAGCCATCCAATCCATGGAATCTTTGAATTTTTCTCCAGCTTTTGAAATTAGATTTTGAGCTTCTTCAATTGACATTCGATCTTGAGGGCGTGCAGGATCTAATGTTTTGAAAATTTCATCTAGAATTTTCAAACCGTCTTCTTGCTGCAAAACTGCTTGATATGCAGCTTTTTTAATTAAGCGTGACATTTTAAACACCCATTTTTCGATAAGGCAGCATGAAGTTTTCCACTGCACGGTTGACGTATAAATTGACATCGGACTGTGCAGCACGGTTTTCATACATATCTGTAATCACCAGCAAGGCTGCAATGGTCAAATCTTCAACCAATTTCCCATCCTGAACGACTTCAGTCAGTGGTCGATCAATAAAATTTTCGATGTGTTTTAAAGCTGCTTTTGTGAGTAATTGAATGTACTCGTCATCACGGGCATGCAGGACACGCAGCTGCTTCTTCACAATGGCTGGGTCAATGTAATCACTCATAAAAAAAGCCTTTTTAAGACGAAAAAGAGGTAAAAAAAAGCAGCCTCGGAAGGCTGCTTTTTGGGTTTTGAAAATTAAGGACCTGCGTATTCAAGGTCACCGCTGGCACACGCGTCAGGAATGGCGACACCACAGCAACCACGCATTTCTGCACGGATAGTGCATAAGTTTTTGGTGAAGTTATTGCCATCTTCAGTTGAAAGCTCAACCGCCACATCTTCACGCATAAATGCAGCAACACCTAGGGTTAAATTACCCACCCAATATTTACCCAAAGCCATGGCAGCCGACAAAATCACAGGCAAGCCCCAAAGTACTGGTTGAACAGCTGCACCAGGAGAACCAAAAATATAATGGCCATCATCACCTTTAATACGTTCAATCGTGCCCCAGTCTTCAGGGTTTAGAATGATCGCTTCAGGTAATAATCCCCCTGCCGATGCTTTGTATTTGGCTTTGTTGATCACATCAATTGCGGTGTCATCTGCAGCTGGATCGACTTCAATAAATTGATCAGCTTCAATCAGCCCAATAAATGTACGTGCACCTGTCGTACGACCATCACCAACCACAATTTTTGCTTCAAGTTTTAAACGCACACCATAAGCCAAACGACCTTCAATATACGCAGCCAATGTCGGCATGTCCGAAATAAGCTGATTTGAAACCTTGATCCAGTGGGCAATGGTATCGGCTTTCATATCTACCACACCAAAAGTCAGACTTGACTCTGGTTTATCAGCACCCTCCTGCACAATATCAGCCATAATTTCATAAGCCGATTCGCGCAATAACGGTACAAATTCATTTGTAATTGGCGTAAACGAAATCCAATCTAAAAGGTTTAATGGACGAGCAAGCGTGCGGCTTAAATCATTTTGTGCAAATTGAGCAGTGGCACCAATACCCGTTAAAGTCACAACATTACGTGCTTTCAGATCATTAAACTGGAATTTTCCTTTAGAACGCAGAATAGCTTTGGCTTGATCCAAAATATCTTTATTACGAATCAAGATAGAAGCCACTGCATCAGGATCGTCAGAACGGCTATGCACACCATCGATCATACGTTGCTGAATATCTTCAATTTGACCTGTCAAATCGCGGATTTCGTTAGAGCGTGCTTCTAATTGTTCTCGTAAGTCAGCTGGAAGATTATCAACTCGCTCAAGTTGAGTACGGCTACGGCCAATAAGTGTATCTAATTGTGCTAAACGATCACGGAACTGAACCGCTAACTGGTCTAATTCAGAACTAGGTGCAGGTGAATTGGTATCACGTGTTTGCAAGCCATGTAATGGCTGCGCTGTTTGTGTAGCCATTGAAGACATTGCAATTGTGAGTGCTTGTTTAGAAAGTGCTTTCATACTAATTTTTCCATGCATAGAAAATGAAAAACCCGCTTTAAGCGGGCAATATTTGAATTTTGATTTACACACCAGACGAATCTAGGAATGCAAAAGGATCTTTTTTCGGTTCGGGGGCTGGTGTTTCTTGTGGTTTGCTGAATTCATTTAAACGAGAAATCAATTTGTCAGCATATTCACCATGTAATCCCAATGAGCGCAACAGCTCAACGGCATCACTTGATGATTCAAGGCCATTGATTGAATCTTCTGAAATGACACGGGCTGCATCATCTGCAGGTTCATCTACCACACTAATTTCGTACAGATCGGCACGCTTAATTTCAACATGCGTCCCTTTATCCTCCATATCCATTGGTGAAGGTGGATAAAAGGCAATGGAAAAACCATCCACGGTACCATGCTCGACCATGGCAGCAATGGTTTGAGACCACTGCATATTCGGGGTGAATTCTAGATCTACCAGCAAGCCTTGATCATCTTCTTCAAGCCGTAAGTATTTACCAATCCGCATGGCCATGAATGAATCAAGGAACCACATACGCCAACCATGGTTATAGTAAGCGTGAACTTTCTTGGTACCTGCAGCAAATGCAGCACAGACTTCCGCGAATGCACCACGTAGGAATTTTTCACCGTAGTGATTCACAGAATCCCATTTCACTGCATAACCCGTAATGCGTAATACGCCAGTTTTAGGGTCACGCTTAATATCACGGGCTTCGAGCTTTACAGGTAAACGCCGACACTGAACTTTCGGCAAATTTGGCAGTGCTTTGTTACGCACCTGCAGGTTTTGATTCATCAGCTTTCGCTCCATAATTACCATTTTTCATACGTTCGGCTGTGGTCATATTGACTGGTACCATAATAAAGTTTGAGTTCGGATCAGGTATTTCCCCCTCTTCCATCTGAACTTGATAAGGACTCGCTTGACCTGACAAAATTCGGTCTTTATTCGATTTAACCCGTTCAAGATAAGAAGCTCTTAGCAGGTCTTTGGTTTTAAATTCGAACTCATACTCATCCCATTCATGCCGTTGCAATAGGTGAATACGGGCACTTTCTTCAATTCGCTCCAAATATGGTCGCAATCCGAATTTATGAAAACCATCTACCAGCTGCTCAATGCCACTACCCCAAGTCGTACTTGAATCTGTACTAAAAATCAGGATCGGATTCACACCAAAGAAACGACAGGATTCTTCAACAGCCAACTTCCGAATTTCAATCAACTCAAGGTCTTCGGGCGTCAGGCTGATTTGCTCGAACTGCATATTGCCTTCGAGTACTGCCATATCACCATCATCACCATTAATCAGCAGATCTAACTCGGAACGTAGTGCATCGCGCTGTTCTTTTTTCAGATATTTATCGGTTTTTAATGCCCCTGTCGGCTTGGCACCGTTCGACATTAAACGCGAAGTCTTATCACTACCTGCCAAACCAATACCAATCGACTGCGCACCGTAGGCTATGGGTGACATCCCCACAAAACCTGTGCCGAACAGCTTGATATGCCAAATTTCTTTATCGGTATATTCAACGGTTTTACTGCCCAATCGGCATTTATACAGGGGTGTGCCATCATCCCGAATGCTCGGATCAACCGAACCCGAGTTAATAACCTGCAAACTGACCAGCTTTTTCCCGACATAATCTTTCTTGATGTAGGCATTGCCTGCGACCAAATTCAGCATGAGCTGCTCAAAAAACTCGACTCGGGTCTGATAGCGGTTCGGCTTGTTATACAGCAACCGAATCACATCATGATCTTTGACTTGAACACGAGTACCATCAGACTTTAACTGGAACATTTGCAGAGGCAGGGTTGCCACAGATTCAGTCAAAATTTTGATACATGCAAAAACAGCACTCAAGGTCATGGCACTGTCAAATGACACAGGTTTTGCGGTCTTAAAACTAGAACGGGGACGATCAATAATGGTCGTCCCCGTTTTATCTTGCATCGGTCCAGTGCCCCGAACCTTCAGCTTATCGCGATTGGTTTTATCACGAATTTTTACTTTATCGCGCTTTCTACTCATCGCTTCGCTACCTTAATCATGTCATTTAACCAGTCATCAATATTTCCATCATCTTCACCAGGCACTAAATCAAAAACAGATTCATCATCCCAATATCGAGCACGTGCTGCAGCGTTAATAATCCCAACCATGGCATCAATTTTCTTGGCTGGAGACCCTTTGCGCGGGAAAATATTTTCCTTGGCATCAGGTTTGACCAAGACATTTAAGGCACACCAAGTCAGAACAGGATCACCGCAATGATGAAAACGGCCTTCAGCCAATAAAACTTCAATCCAACGCATAGCAGGGCTTAAATGTTCTGCAACCTGAGGAATTTCAATGACATTTAGTCCTTCTTCCAACAGATTTGCTGTAAGTTGTTCCGCGTGGTATCGGTCATGCCCAAGCTCATAAAACGGATTCTTGATATGAGAATCTTCAATATCACGCTGAATTCGCTTGTAATCTGTTGATTCACCAGGAGTCGCAATCAAATACCCGTCATTTCTCCAAACTGGATATTCATCAGGACGTTTTTCACCATTAATTGCTGTTTTGGTCTCAATGACATGCTCGTTTATGTATGAATGGGAAAATGCATACCAATGAATTTTTCCATCACTTTCAAACCGTGGGATCAGTTCACCCCAACTTGCCAAATCCAAACGACTTGCCAAGTCATAGCCGCCAAAACGTATTTGTCCATCAAGATCGTGATATTTCACATTAGAGTAGCAATTTGCCCAAATCGTAGGAGAAATCCAGCCATCCATTGACCCGACCCATTCATTCAAATGTTTTTGCCGGGTAATACCTTCAAGTTTTGGACTAACTTTGACCTTTTCAAACACCGAATGCAGATATTTTTCATTCACCGACACGCCATAATTCGGATTGGCTTTGGCCCATACCTTTGGATCTAACCAATCATCGCCACGATCAAGACAAAACACCATGCCAAAATACTGATCATGTTTGGCTTTGCCTTTCAAAATATCCACCACGACCTGACGTTCTTGATAGCACTTACTGGTGGTATCGTCCCCAGCCGTGGTAATGGCTAAAATCAGTGGTTCACTTCGAGCTGCAATACCGTTTGCCACAATGTCGTACATATCTGCGGTTTTATGCGCATGTAATTCATCAATGATGGCAGCATGGACGTTTAGACCGTCTTTTGTGCCGCCCCGATCTTGTGATAACGCTTTAAGCATGCTGTTTGTTTCGGTCTGAAACACAGAATATTTAGAATATTCAATACCGAAGTGCGCACGCATTTTCGGTGAGTACTCGACCATTTTGCTTGCATCATTAAATACGATTTTCGCTTGTTCAGCCGAAGTTGCAGCTGTATATACTTCTGCCCCCATTTCACCATCGATAAAACAGAGATATAACGCAATGGCAGCAAGCCAAGTTGATTTACCATTTTTCTTTGCGACCTCGATATAAACATACAAAAACCGCCTTTTTCCGTCTTGCCCAATCCAACCAAAAATATTGAGCGTGGCAAATACCTGCCAAGGCTCCAAAATTAAAGGCTGGCGTGTACCATCAGGTCGAATCTTTGCCAAATCCCCTTTGACGTGTGGGCAAGTCTCAATAAAAAAGAGCGCATGTCGCGCTCTTGAAAGATCTAACTCATACTCAAAATCGATATCGGGTTTGGGCTTGTATTTTAATTTTTGCAATAATTCTTGGGTTTCTTCATCCACCGATTCAGCATTAAAATTTGATTTACTTAAATCGGTTAGAAAGCGTTTTACAGCCAGTTTCTCCAGCTGCCCTGCCGTACGCACTCCAGATCGTACGTCAAGGCAGTACTGGAGCGTAATTTTAAAATAATCACGCATAAAAACTCGCTATTAACTTTGGCGAATTTCAAACCCGCCATACACATCATTTTCAGGATTGGTTGCAGCTTCTGCACCCAACAAATTGAGCTGCTGCTGTTTGTCCACTTTCACACCCGAACGCGCTGCAGGTGTTAGCCCAAATTCACGGGCAGTTTTAATCATTTGTTCTTGCAGTTTGTTTCGGATCTGAAGCCATGCAGACTGAACTTCAAAACCGTTGGGAGTTTTACCTACCCACTTATCTAGTTCTTGAAGCCTTTCCATTGCTTCACCATAGGCAGCTACGTTGTCACAATGCAGCCCAAACACATCACCATCCACAACAGAAAGTAATCCCGCCTGAACCAGTACTGGCCCCAAGGTGTCCCAGTGCTTTTTGGCTTTTTTGTTCAACCATACTGGGCATGGTGGTAAACCTAAATCCACCGCAGCATTGGCAACTTGGGATTCTTCATCCCGATCACTACGAATGCGAGCACCACTCAATTGTTTTTCTTGCAACGACTTAGGAGGTCGGCCAGTTCTAGACATACATACCTCCTGAATTTCTAAAACTTGTTAATTATCGGAGGTATACCCCCCTATGGACTTTTGACCACGTAAAAATTTGATGGGGGGGCGGTCTTTTATAAGAGGTCGGTTTCGACTTTTGACCCCATATCCCCCATTTATAAAATTTTTGCCAACTGAAGACCGATAGCAATCCCAATACAGATCCCAAAAAACCAAATACACCATTCGAATGACAGCGAATCATCCTGAGGATCATCACTACCAATCCATTTGATTGGAGGTGTTGGAATATCTGGTGGCACAGGCCGATGGCATGGTTGATAACCGTTGCCATTCTTTCCATTAAATTCTTTGCATGCTTTGCAGTTACCGCATGGGCTTGAGTCAGTCATAATTTGTATCTCGAATCACACGACACTGAGCCTCAACCTCATCCAGTCGAGCTAACCGTAATCGTTCATAGACCTGTACACGTGATTGGCTTTCATCATTCCAAAGAACTTCAAAACATGAACCCGTTTTAGTCACAACGCCCATCTCATCAAAACCTTTGATGTCATCACGGTAGACGACTGGATCGCCTAGCAGAATTACTTCACTCATGCTGGCACCACCTTGAAGTGTGAGTGATGCAAGCGACCACCGTTCCCTTCATGGTCTTGGACAAACACTGTCTTGTCATGAACTTCAATCACAGTGAACACTGCCTTGTCGTCACACATCAAAGATTCTTGCGCATACTCAGTGACAACCAGTAAGCGGTCATTCACTTTGAAATCGTTTGTGCTGTCTTTGTTTGCCTTGGTCTTGGTTTGAACTGGCGACCAACTGCCCCGATCTTCGGTAGCGGTTTTGATGTTGTGGTGTGTTTCACATAACGGCTGCCAGTTGCTCTTATCCCAGAACAGCACCTTATCGCCCTTGTGTGGAATGATATGGTCAACGACTGTTGCTGGGTTGATGTAACGTGTTTTGTGGCATTCAACGCATAGCGGATGTTCATCAAGGAATGCATCACGTGCTTTAGCCCATTGAGCATCATAGCCGCGTTGATGTGCTGTGCCGCGCTCTCGGTCTTTCTTTTTGATCTTGTCTTGATGGTTATCGCAATAACCTTGGTTCGTCGCGTACTCTTTGCAACTGTTCACCAGGCATGGACGTTTAGCTTTCTGTGGTGCTTTCTTTGTCATGAACTGAAACCAATTTTGTTTTAATCGAACTGCGAATTAATTTCTTAGAAACTGCATCGGCTGCAACACCAACAAAACCCAATGCATAAGCCAAAACAATTTTTGGTTTAGATAACTTCACTTGGATTTGTACAATCTGTTTTGAATGCATGGCTGAAACCCCATAAAAAAGGGCTGCATGCCCGACATTGACCGAAGACATGCAGCCCGAAAAAAAGAGCCTTTCGGCTCTCTCAGAGGAAACTACAGCGTTTTGATACAGTTTCTCATTGTGGTAAAAACTAACTTAAATCTGTTTCAGTGTCAAATACTAATTTTAATTAGTTTTATTAAGCTGAAAAAACAGCTTTTCATTTGCAACTGAATACTCTCTTTCTATGTCTTCTAAAACTGCCGTGATTGAAGCATTCAAATAACGATGAACTACCAAATAGTGAACACCAGCTAAAACACCTCGATTGCGTACAGTATTTGTATAACTTGCAGGGACCATACAAAATTCAATCAATGCAGTACGGACCACTGGTTCATGATATTCATCAGACACGTTTCTTGCTGAAAGTAAATCACGGTACTTCTGCACTAGGTGTTTACCTAGTAACTCAACATTGGTTGAAGTATTTGCACCTAAACACTTCATGCGCACTAAATTATCCTGTAATGGACTTAGCTTGGCATAACTCATTGCTACACAAACATCCTGTGCTGTAAGCGCACCATGGCTACCACCACCAATCGAGTCAAAGTTAGTCGTCTTTGGGCTTAATAAACGAATATATTTTTCCAAAATCTTTATCCTTGTTGAATTTTTAAGCATTGTTACGGGTAAAGGTCTATTTGTTACGGGGTTGTTACGGGTAGACCAATAAAAAAACTTAATAAAAACAATGATTGTTACGGACGTTACGAGTGTTACGGGGTAAATCACCTCGCGCGGGGAAATATTCAATTGATATAGAATTGAATAAATATAAGCGAATAGAAATTTTTCTCCCGTGCGCGCGCGTGCATAAGCCCGTAACAGCTGTAACAGGGTGTCTGTAATGTAAGTGGGGTAAGGCTTTGACTGTGTTACGGGGTGGCGAAAAAGCCCGTAACAGACCCGTAACACCCGTAACAATTGAAGTTATTTTTTTATAATACAGGTGGTACATCATGATCTCCTTTTAACTTATCACGAAACTGTTTGACTTGGGAAGATAGCCATTCTGCTTGTTTTATATTTTCAGGTGGCAAACCAGTAAAAATCATACGTCTTTGAACTTCTTTTCTTTTTTCCTGATAGCCAGCGCCTGTGATCACATCTTCATAGATCCGACCATGACCCTTGGCCACAACACGTTCTGAAGCAATTAAGCTTAAAAACTTATTGGCAGGGATCGCCTTTTCACCGTTTTTATGACACCACTGCCTATAAGCCACATATAGATCATCTGAAAGACAGCAAACAAATGGGTTATCAAGTAACCCTGCCCGCCAATCATCCAGAAACAGTTTCCAACCAGGCAAACCAAATTGAATAATTTTCTGTTTGGCCTTGGTCATTGGTGGTTCTGTGTAAGGTGTAAAGTCGGTCAAATCGACAGACAGCAAGTAAGTGTAAAAAGCGTTAATCGCACTGCTATTTGGTTCAAGGCAGTTTTCGATCAAACCCTTAAGATCGTTGCCTAACTTCTGATTTGGTTCAAGTACAAGGAAACGACGGTCACGCTCCTCAATAGCAAGCGGCTGCACCTCGTTGGATAAGAACACACAGTTAATGTGGTTATTTTGGCTATAACCTGACATGAACTTTTTCTCAATACGAATCTTCTCTCCAGTGATCATGTGTTTGATCAAACCCATCATGCCGAACTTGGACTTATTGTTAAATATTTCTTCAAAAAGACAGTAAAGCTTACGCTCTGCCCAGTCGGTATAAATAGATTCAAGGCCATTTTGACCGAGCGTAACTGAATAACATTCACCATAGATACGGGTCATGATCTTCTCAAAGAACAATGATTTACCCGATCCTTGAACCGCACTACACAGCAACACGGATGTATTCAATTTTGCACCAGGATGTTGAAGTGGGTAAGCCAGCCATTTCATTAGCCATTCATATGCGGCTGTTTCCTTGCCACATAAGAATTTGACCAAGTTAATAATCGGGCTACATAGCTCTAACGCATCCCCTTGAGGAATAATCTGATTTTTAGCATCTAAAATTGGTGATATTTCCATACCATCATAAGTATTGATTTGCCCTTCTGTAATGTACATTGAAGGAACAAATACCAAGTCTTCATGCCAAATCATGCGTTTTTCCCTAGACTTTGCCCACATATCGTAAGCACCTGCCCAGTTTTCTTTCATGACATCCGTTCCGACCAACTCACGTCGATAGGTATCCCAACATGCTTTTTTGCCCTCAAGCATAATAAAGCGCTCAATCATTTCCTTTGCTTTTTGGTGACTTTCACCAGTTGCGCGGCCATTGGCATCATCAGCAGAAATGGTTTTACGTTTCGAGTGAGAATTCCAAGCATCAAATACTTTTTTACCGCCAAGCATGGTTTGGAATGCAGCTTTTTTCCAAATCTTCTTGCCATAGTCATCCCACACATTGGTTTCACCTTCAATTAAACAGAAACGAGCAATCCATTTTTCCATTTGTTCTTCAGGTGAAGGTTCAGGCTGTACAGTATTTCCTGTCGAAATACCCGCGCCCCCGCTTGGCTCAACAACATCATTTTGCTCAAAATCGGGGTCTTGACCCTCAAAATTGTTGGTTGCACTTTTAGGGGGTTCGGGGGAAAACTCAACAGAAGAAATGGCCAATCGGATTTGATTTCCTACCTCTTCCAATCCACAAGCAACATGCAAATCATTGAAGTCTGTATAGACCTTAGAATTCATGCAACAGACTCCTTAATTTGCGTAAAATCAGGCAGAACAATGATGCCACCAGTAATGGCCTGCGCCTCTTGTGAATACTTCAAGCCTGTATCTTCTTTGGCACTGTCATCATCTGCACAATACACAAATGATGCTTTAGAGTACTTCTGTCTTAATACAGCACCAATTTTAGGTAGATTATTTGCTACAAATGAAATCGCTACTGGATGCCCTGTCGCCATATGAATAGACATTCCTGTCGCATAACCTTCAGCAATGCAGATGACATGACTATCGTATAGATCTGGTTGAACTTCACCAATCATGAAGCCCAAACCACCCATTCGGCCACCGCCTGTTTGCCATTCACCCGCATCATTTGTATCTCCTTTGATGAAATACTTGGTGCCATCAGGCTCAATAGTCTGCAGGTTCCATATTTTTCCATCCATAAAGTCGATAGCTGGAATTAAAAGGTTGCCATGCCAATCAATTTTAACTTTTGGATCTTTATCCACTTGCTTATCTGCAAGGTAAAGACTTGCATCACCTTGATGAACATTGCGAAACATACCCTCAGCTTTTCGGGCAATTTGTTCCTGGCGTTTACGTTCTATTTCGAGTTGTTTCTTTTTACGATCTTCCGCTTCAAATCTTAATCTTTCGCGGTCTTCATCCGTAAAAGTACTTTCTTCACTCAAACCCAAAATATGAGCAACTTCTTGAATAACCTCGGGGAATGAGCGATCTGTTACACGCTGGATCAAATCTAGACCATCTCCAGCCCCATGCTGTTGACAGAAGTAATCGCCATTTTCATGCTTGTCGTCATACCAAAAACGATCAGTTCCTGGTGGATTACATGCTGGGCAAGGTGTTTTCTTTTTAAACTGCACTTTTATGCCAAAACTTGGAAAAATTAGATTTTCCCAACGTCCACGGGCAGCAAATTTAATGTCTTCAGCCTGTATTTTCTTCTTAACCATCAAATCACCTGCTCATGTTGCTGCTCAACCATTGCCAACAGCGTTAATGCAACTCGCACCAGATCCATCACATCCTTTTGGATTACAGCCAATTCATCTTCACTGATCACCCTATCGCCAATTGCGGTTGCAATTGATTGTGATAAATCGCCTTGTTCACGTGCTAACTTTCCGATTTTCATAACAAAATCTGATGTATTTAGGTGTTCAGGTTTTGGTAATTCAAACCAAGCTGCATTGCCATGAATGGCACAAATACTGTCCATAATTCGACCATCTTGGGTTTCAGATAAAACTGCTTCCAAATGGTAAATATTAGGTTTATGAGTTGGTGTTGTTGGATTCAAAGAACTACGAAACGTATTGATATTGAATCCATTTTTTTCAGCAATAACTGCCATGAGTGAATCATCATTTTGACGGTACACCGCTGCTTTCAATGCCATAGTTAATGACAGTACTGTGCGTTCAATACGCTGTGTGCTAGTGAGTTTCATGTTTAAAACTTCCCAATTCATTCATTTTTTTAGTTATTTGCATGAGCTACATTTTGCTGAGTTTCAAGTGACTTTAGGCGATCCGCAGCAATATCTCTGATCTGATACTCACGTAACTGTGGAATTTGCTCTTTATTCCATCTTGCAACTGCGGCCGTGGTTATCCCCAGAGAATCTGCAAGCTCAGAAAGATTGCAACCTAATAATTCGATAGCTTCGTCTCTAGTCATTACTTTTCCATAAACTAACTTTAGTTAGTTAATTAAATAGAATTTAACTTAGTTAGTCAAGAACTAATATAAGTTAGTTATTAATGAGATTGAGCAATGGAAGATACATACAGCACAATCGGGTCGAGAATCCGCAAATTGAGAAAAGATAAAAAACTAACTCAAAAGGATGTTGCTAAAATCTTAGGAGTATCTGATGCAGCCATTGTGCATTGGGAAAAAGATGTAAACACCCCAAAACTAGAGCACCTTACTATTCTTGCGCCTACGTTAAACACAACAGTTGATTACATCATGTATGGAAAAACTGAAAGTGAAGAGAACGTTAAAGAATATCGACCTATTACTAGAATGCTACCCGTGTTAACACACGTACAATGTGGCAGTATGACAAATGTCCGCTCTATCTCTCCTCATGAAATTGAACAATGGTTACCAGGGCCGCCAGAGGCTGGAAAAAATGGTTATTACCTGATTACACAAGGGGTTAGCAACTCACCTTATTTCAATGATGGTGAATTTATTTGTATAGATCCTGATATTGATTTTAATTCTGTTCAGACTGGTGAAATGATTGTAGTTTGCCAAGATGATGAAGCAACCTTTAAAGCTCTAGTTAGAGATTTCAACAAAATCTACCTAAAAGCCCTAAATGAAAACTTCCAGCCAAACATTATTCCTTTGAAAGAAAATGCTGAGTACAAAGGAAAGTATGTTGGAAAATTCACCCCAAGTAAAAAATTCATATAAAAATCTAATTTTTCATTTTTTATAAAACTCAGATTAATCTGAGTTTTTTTATAACAAAAAAATAAAACTAACTTTTATTAGCTAAAATTATTGACAATAAATCTAACCAAAGTTAGTTTAATAAGGCAAATTAACTTAAATTGGTTTTTTTATGAACACTTCAAATTCCCACAGTAAAACTGATCAATTCGATCAAACCATCCTGAATCGTCTTTTTGCTGAAGACTTTGGGCAACCTCAGTTGTCTGATCTTGCTTTCTACAAACTTCGGGCTGCTGGACAAATTGGCAATGCAATCTCTGCCATGCGCAATGCAACTAATCAACATGATTTTACTCAAGCCCTCAATCAAGCCGATGCATTTATCACTGCTGCTTTAGATTACGAATTTATTGATCTTTCTGAAAAAGCTGTTTGGCTGGATGAAATGGCTGCCGTCGTTCGTATTCAAACGATTGGAGAGTCTGCATGAATTTAACCCAAACCCAAGAAAGCATTGTGCCTGAACAATCAGTGATTGATTCATGGCCAAAGAGACAAAGCAAAAAAATTAAAGAAATTAATTCTTTAAAAGATCAGGTAAATCAAAAATTACAGGCTTTATTTGCAGATTCATTACGTCTGAATATCGAAAAACACTTTAATGTGCACATTGAGTTTTCTGGTCATACCAATGGCGTTTGGCTTTCATACTGGCTAAAAGAGGAATTTGATCATCCCCACCAAATTCTTTGGCCTCTCTATATGACGCCATTTAGTTCCAATACAGACCACGCGAAAAAATATAAAGAAACCCTTCAAGCACTTGATACAGCTTCAAATGAGCTTCATCAGGCACATGCTGAATTTATGAAGGACTTTCTTAATACAGGGGATGTTGAAGAATGATCATGATCCTTATTCAGACACTGCCCTTTGCTTTAGTTTTTTTACTCGCAACAGCTTTCATTGCTGGATTTGTTTGGTGTGTATGTACTGGGATTGCCCACATCAAATACTTAAAACTTGAAGCCAATCACCTTCAAAAAATTATTGAAGATCAGGAGAACGAGCATGCTCAAATTCATTGATAACCAAAAAATTGAACACGTTTTTAATTTAGAAAATTTGGTGCACGTGCATGTGCGCAAGTCTGACGAAAAAAATGTCACGCTCACTATGCATATGCTTGGGCCACACACCATTCCAGTAACTGTTGAAGCTAAGACAGCTAATTTTGTTTTGAGCGAATTAGGGGAACATTATGCAATCGAACATTGATCATAGTGCAATTATCAATAAGGGCAAATCCATTGCCCTTGCCATCCAAGTCGACGACTGGCTGAAGGCGCAGGGCAAATCAGAACCGACAAAAATTCCGTTTGGCCAAACTCGAATGAGTATGAAACCAAAGGACACCGAATATAAAACTGGCCAGCAATCTATGCGTGAATCTATGGCTGATTCAGTTAGTAAAAAAAGACCAGTTTTAAGCTCAACTGATCGTCCTTTAACGAAAGAACAAGAGCGTCATAAGTTCAATTTTGAAGCCAAAACGAAGGCTCTTGCTAATGGTGAAAGTACTTTTGAAGGCAAATGTGACTTGCATGGACTTACTGATTTCAAAGCCTATCAATCTGGAAAGCATCACTGTGTTAAATGCCGTCAACGTACTAGCCAATTAAGAAAGGAGGCTCTATGAATACTGGTGATCATGTTTCTGTAAGCTTCATTTCAGAAAGTAGAACTGAATTTTCAGGCTTCAATTTTAGTGGTACTGGAATTATTGATCTAATTGAAGACGGACGTGTATACGGTCATTTATACAGTGGCCAGCCTTTCATGTGCGATCCATCTGATGTTTCTGTCAATGTTGATATAAGCAACTTGGACAAATATTTTCAATTACTTGAGCATTTAAAACTGCTTAGCCATGAAGAAACTCAGCTTTTAAAAAATAAATGCTGCCCTGACCCACAATTACTAAATATGGCTGAATTTGGACTTTATATATTTGCCCAGCTCCAATCAGAAATTAAAGGTATGGCTCTACAAATAGCCAATTTCGAATTTGAACAACTTCAAAAGGAACCCGCGTAATGAATACTAAACCTATCCGTAAATTACCTGAACTCAAAGAAAATCAAGAATGGGCATGTGAAGGTGGTTGTGATGTTGTTCGCCCTAAGAAGTTTGAAAATGTATTTAGTGAAAGTTTTGCGAATGATGGAAGCTCAATCAATAGACAATCTGAGTTTTACTTTACATGTCAAAATAATCACTTATTAGAAGTTTGGTGTACAGATAAAAGTGACTCTGTAATGCTGCCAGAAGAATTTTATCAAGAAGAAGCCTCTAAAGTTGTACAAAGCAATACAATCGAAGAATCAATAAATCTATTAAGCAATGATATTGATTCGATTAAAGATTCATTTATCGAAGAAAGCTTTTTAACCAATGACGATGCAGAAACCCTTGAGCTTTTAATTACCAGAGCAATTCAACTTGGGGAGCTTTTTGCGACAAGAGATGCTAAACCTCAAGATGTGCCTAAAGGTTTTGTTCTCGCTCCGAAAGAGCCAACACCAAAAATGATTCATTCTGTCGCAGAATTGCATAAAGAAAATGCTTTTATGACATATGTGCAAATCTACAAAGCAATGATAGATGCACAGGAGCAAAGTCATGAATAAGATGACACATGAGCAATTCTTACTTATGAAGCTTGCTGAAGAAGCAAGTGAAATCGCTCAAATTGCATTAAAGACAGCTCAATTTGGTATGACTGAAAAGCATCCAGATTTACCACTGAATAATAAAGAGCGCATTCACTTTGAACTTAATGATCTTAATGCCATTGTTGACGAGCTGAATAGCTGGACTGATTTCGAATATAAGCCTAATTATGAGGCAAAAATCAAAAAAATAGAGAAGCTTAATACATTCTTAGGTTATTCGGTCCGCCTAGGGAAGGTTGAAAACGTCCCTGCCATTTTTGGTGAAGCACAGGAGCAGAGTCATGAGTAATTCATCTACTAAATTCAAAATTGACGACAAAGTTGTTTATTCAAATAAGCATGTTCCTAATAAATTAGTCATGACAGTAAAACGCGGTACGTACAAAAGTAGTGGTATGGAAATGGTAACTGTCGAATTACCAGGTGGACTTGCTCATACTTTTGCATCTGAATTAAGAATTGCAACACAAGCTGAAGTTGCAGCAGGTGTCCGTCATGACTCACCTTGACCTGCTCCGGAGCCCAAATTTCAAACGTTCTTTTGAACGTAAAATCGTGGCTCATATCAATGCAGAATATTTGAAAGCTGGTATGAGTCCACCACTACCAAAATATGTAAATAACATGGCTACTTATGCTGAAGCGAATGTTTCGAAATTAGCAAACCGTGTCCGTACTGGAGCTGTGCTTTTTGCACAGCTGCTCGATGAACAAAAGGAGGCCTCTAAATGACAAATGAAATTTTAGATGCCCTACTCGAATTAGGCTTAACAGCTATTGATTGGGTGGATGCATGCCAATTTTCCAAGCTAACTGGTATTGAAGAACAGAAGCTAAACCATAGACGTAAGAAATGGCCAGAAGACAAAGTTTGGTCAAAACAAGACGGCAATATTTATTTTTCAATTCGAGGCTACAACCAATGGTTGACAGATCAAGCGGAACATCGCTACCACAAGGCATCAGGCTCAGAGATGGCGCTATTGAAATCAACTTCACCCACAACAAGCAGCGCCAATACATCACGCTCCCGCACCCCGCGAATGCGGAAGGTATTAACGCAGCCCATAAAATTAGAAGTGAGTTAAAGAATAAAGCAAAATGGGGAATTTTAACTGAGCATGATATTGCCCAGGCTAAAGGTGAAATTATTGATGAAAAGCATACTATTGTTGGTAATGGTGTGCTCTTTCAAGAGGCTGCACAAAAGTATTTAAAGCAATGTGAAAGCAACATGGACACCAAGAAAGGTTATAAAAATATCTTGGAAAAACATTGGATGCCACACTTGGCTTTAGTTCCTATTCATCAAATTACATCTGATGATATTAAGGAAATTATTATTGAAGCTGACTTTCAAACTGCAAAGACATTGAATAACTGTTTAATTCCATTACGTGGGGTATTCTCAACTGCGCTGGAGAACAAATATATTTCCGAAAACCCTGTGCAGTTTATTAAAAACAAAAAGGTTCAAGTTGATATACCAGATCCATTCAGTCGTGCGGAAATGACCGCACTATTATCCTGGTTAAACACGAATCTTGAGGACAAAGACCACTTTTATTATTGGTACTATGAAATGGCATTTTGGAGTGGGTGTCGTCCATCAGAATTGATTGCTCTGCGCTGGGCAGACATTGATTGGTTTAATGGAACTATACGAATCAATAAAAGTCGTGTACGTGGGCATGAAAAAAATGTGACAAAAACACATGTAGCACGTGAGGTCTATTTAAATGAAAGATCGACTCAAGCTTTAAAGGCGATTAAAGATTTAAAACTTAGTAGCGATTACGTCATGATTTGCCCAGAGACTAATGCTCCATTTTTCAATGAAAAACCACCACGTTTGAGAATGGTAGAAGCTATGAAGTCCTGCATGATCCGCCACCGCCCTGCATATAATGCACGACATACTTATGCAACCATGCTTTTAATGGATGGCGTTAATCCAGTCTTTGTGGCTGATCAACTTGGCCATAGTCTCCAAATGCTGATTAAGCGATATGCAAAATGGATACATGGAGATAAGAATAGGATAGAAATGGCAAAACTAAACACAACAAATGGCACTTAA